GAGTACATGTAGAACTGATACGCCTTTTCAAAGTCGCCGTCCATGAAGGCGAGGTCGCCGAGCCAAATCCAATGCTCGGTACGGCTCCAGTCCTCTTCAGTGCAGCCGACCAGCATCTCGCGGGCCATCTTGGCGTCGCCCGCCACCATGTACTCTTTGGCGAGGATGAGACGGGCCTGGTACTTCTGGACACCGTTGTTGCCCATGTGAATGAACGCCTTCAGGTGCTCAATCGCGCGGCGATCATCGAGCCCACGCCATTCATTGCCCAGGTAGAACAGGCTGCTGATGTTCTTTTCGGTGCGCCAGTCGTCCATCAGCTGCTTGCGGTTCTGCGCGTGTCTCTGTACCGCCCGCGCCTCAGCGCGTTTCTCGTGACGCTTGTGCATTGTGCACACCTGTGTAAGCGTCACCGCGAGAGTTTTCTCAGGGAAGGCGAGAGCGTTGTGAACCGGGCGGACGTAGCGGATGGAGGGCAAGTTGCGGTGGAGCCAGGGATAGCCCCAGCGCTGGCCGTTGCCCTGTCGGTACACGAAAGCCACGTTGGCTTCCTTGGGGATGACCTCATCCACCCTGAGCAGCACGTCCATGCCCTGCTCAAGGTACTCGTGCCCCTCCGTCATGAAAATCCACTCGCCCGTGCAGCGGTCGATGCACTGGTTGCGGACCCACGCGAAGTGGACGCCCTTTTCGCCCATGTACTGCTTGCACGCCTGCGGGCCGTTGTCAGCCTCGCGCGCGGGGAAGCACTCGAAACAGTCGTGGATGTTGTGCTTGTCAGGCGGCCCCATCGGGTCCTTCAACTCAAACACCAGGTCCGCGTACTTCTCGGCGACCTCCCAGGTGTTGTCGGTCGTGCGCGGGTCGATTCCCACGACCAGCTGATCAGCGATGCCGCGGATGGACGCGAGCGTCTTGGCCAGGTCCTCTGCCTCATCCCGGACCGGGAGGCAAGCGGACATCGTGTGGCCCTTTTTCGCGGGCTCTCCGCACACGGCCAGCAGGAACGGCCCCATGGGCTCGATGCGAACGTGCTCCCAGTGCTCCTGAAGCTCGCGCTTGAACGTCATCGCCGTGAACGCGATGGTGTGCTGGGGCTCCTGCCCTGGGCCCGTACCTGGCCCTAGCCGGTCGTTGGGAACGGATATGAACGCTCCCTTGGCCTTGCTGATCTCTGCCAGGAGCGTGTGACGAGCGGTGGCCGGGAGGTGTTCTAGCAACTCCGTGGACACGTACACGTCCGTCTTGGGGAGCTTGAGCACCGGGGCGAGCAAGTCCATGGCCTTCGTCTGCAGCCCTTTGTCCGCCGCGGCCTTGAGCGCCGCCTTGGAGTGGTCCACCACCCATACGTCCGCCTTGGTGGCCGACTGGATCAGCTTGGCGAGCATCCCCCGACCGCCGCCGACGTCGCAGCACGTGGCGCCGCCCTCGGGGTGAAGCTCCACGATGCGCTCGTACACGTAGTGGAGCGCCTTGGCGCGCCACGTGTCGTCTCCTTCGTCGGTCCAGAGTTGGTCCCAACGGGTGACGTTGTTGGCTGCTGCTGCTTGTTGGGCGATGGTCTGTTCCATGATCCCTACCTTTCTGCGGGCGATGGCTGCGCCATTGGCCCTATGCGGTCATCTTTTTTGGCGTTCTCTAACTTCGTGGAATCGCTAGGGAATAACAAGTGCCAATCTCTGTGGACTTTGCTGTGGTGCCTGTAGGAGTGGATGGGTGTCCTGCGATTGGCAGAGAGAGGCGGCTAGGGCACAAGCCTTTGGCGTTTAGACTGCGCGGACGTACTTGGCGCCGTCAGCAGAGGTCTCCACGACGTCCGCCTGTCGGTGGATTCGCTTCGTGGTGCTCAAGGTCGTCTTTTCCTGGAAGCTGGTCACGCGCTCGACCTCGGTGGCGTCACCAAACGTGAACGCACCCGCAGTGTCGCGCTTGAACGGGATGGCCAGGAACTTGTCGCTGCGCCCGTTGTCGTTGAACTTGTAGGTGTTGACCACGACCGTCTTGGAAAACACCTCGATGACGTAGGCAGAGCCCGTCTTGGGCGTCATGTTCTGCTTCGTCATCACGTGGGTGCGGGCCGCAGCCGACAGCTCCCCGGTGAAGTGGCCCAGGGTCTCGCCGGGGCGTAGGTCGAGGCTTTTGCAGACGATCACGTCCATGGTCTTTGGCTCTGTCATTCTGGGCTCCCTTGTAGCGGCTATTCTAGCGTGCTCTCCACAATCGCCAGGGCCTGTTCAAGCCCGCTTCGTTTGTGTTTCAGGGCCATGGCCTGAATCTGGAAAATGTAGCTCTGGGATTCGACGGGGCCGCCGTCGTGAGGATGTTTCTGTCTGGCCTTGTAGTCGGCCGCCGTGGCCTCGCCCTCCAGAACTATCACCTCGTCATTGATGGCCTCGATCAAGTCACGAATCTGCGATGCCGCTTCCGTCATGGTTTGAATCTCCGTTTGCCAACAGCGGCGAGGGTTACGCGGGCGGACGGCTGGGAGCGATGGGCCATCAGCGACAAGCACACATCGTCGGCGAACAAGATGATGCGCTCACCGCCTTTCACCCTCCCCGTCTCCGGCACGTGCTCAACTTCGTACTCTACTCGGTGGAACGCCTGTGGCCTTGAAACGGAGTATTGCACACCAACCTGGCAAGTGACTTTTTCGCCACAAGCTCGACAGCGCCCTTTCGCGTCGTGGGTTTCCACGAGCGAGGCGCCTGTGATGGTGCGCTGGTAGCGGTCGCTGTCGAGCTTTGACAGCAACTCGCGTGCCTGCGCCTCATCGGACAGGTCAACGCGGACGGTTTGCCCGTCCGATGTGTGTATCTTGAGCATGCCGAGACCCGGCGCTCAAGCTGAAGCTACTTCTTGCCGCCCTTGGCGGGCTTGGCGGCGGGCGGCTTGTTGCCCTCGCCACCCCCGCCCGCGCCCTTGCCCTTGCCGCCATCGTCGACGACGGTGGCGACGGTGGGCTTCTTTGCTTCCTCGGCGGGCGGGCCCTTGGCTTTGCCAACGACCATGAAGGCGCGCTTGGTGCTCGCCTCCAAGTGCTTCAGCTCATCGCGCGTGACCACCAGAGTGGCGCCAGGTCGCAGATGCAGGGCGCCCTTGCGGGAGCGCTTTGCCTTCTCCGGGAAGTCCTCGACTTGCTGGATTTTGCACGTCCGCGAACACTGGATCACCACGTCTGACATGTCAGTCCTCACCTTCGTCTGGCGTCTGCGCTTCCTGGGCTTCCAGGATGGCGTCGATCATGTCTTGCTTCTTGAGTTCCATGTCGAGGTCGAGCGCGAACTCTTCCGCGCCCAGCGTGACCAGCCCGTTCTTGGACTGCTTCTTGAGGTCCGCCGCCGTGTAGGCGGGGTCTGCCTCGTCCTCGTCCTCGTCTTCGACGTCCACGGGCGCCTTCTCGACGGGCTTGGGCTTGACGGCCGTCAGCATGGTGACGGTGAACTCGGGGGTGTTCTGGAAATAGAGGATGTCGCCTTCATCGGTGATGATGCGAGTGTCGCCCTTTTTCCAGTGGTTCCCGCGGCGGTCCCCGAACGTGACCGCGCCTACCAACTTGATTCGCGCTTTTGCTGTTGCCATCCTTGTATCTCCTGGGTTTGAACCAATCAATGGCGGTTGCTGCCTAGTGTATCCACAGGCTGTGACGCTTCAGCCCCGCCGCGGAGAGTCCGGGCGGGGCGAGGCGTTGTTTGGTCGCCGCGGGGAGCGGCGGGGCGTCAGAGTTAGACGCCCGTGCCGATGTTGCGAGTCTTGACGATGGCGCTCAACTCTTCGTACTGCACGCTGATCTTCGCTGTGATCGCGTACTGGTTGACCGACTTGTAGATGTCACGGTCCTTTTCGATGCGGATGTCGCGACCGATACCGATGATCATGTTGTTCATGTGCGTCAGGAGCAGCTGCGGGTTGGCGTTGTAGGTCACCTTGACCATGTCGCCGTCACCGATGGCACCGCCGCCGTCGCGTGCGATAGTGCCATTCACGGCATCCAGGTTGTAGTCCGTGCCCTCGATGAATGGAACCGTCGGTGTCGCGCCGAGATCAAACGGGGTCACGACCACGTTGCTGACGGGCCCGTTCTTGAGGGGCACGACAACGGTGGTCGGGAGCGCGATGTGCTCGGTGACCGGAGGCTGGAACTCCCAGAGGGGAACGGGCACGAACGGGATGCCGAACGGACCCGGTGATCCGCCGCCGCCGCCAGCTGCCGAGTCGCCCAGGCCGGTTGCACGGCTGGACAGCTTCTCCAGGTACAGCTGCCAGAGGTCGGGCGAGCCGAACCAGCGGAGGTTCGACCGATTGCGGCGAAACTTCGTGGGCATTGCGCGGATGGCCTTGGAAAACACCGAGAGTCCGATGTTGCCACCCGCGGCGTCGACCACGTTGGAGCCGTCAGCCAGGAGTCCCCAGCCGTCCTGGAGCGCCAGGTAGGTGTCCTTGATGGAGTCAGCGCCGCCGCCTTCGATCAGGTCGGACTCGACTGCCGCCGGTCCGAGCTTGTTGCCGTTGACGTACAGGTCCTCCAGGTCGTTGGCCAACTGGGTCGCCATCAGCCGGATGATGGTTTCCTCGATGTTGTCGCCCTCGATGTTCAGCTCGCGGAAGTTGTCGCCAATCTCGAAAGGCACCATGATCTCACTCGGCGTGAGAGTCACCTTGGAGGTGGTGATGCCGCGCCGGACGCCCGGGTCCTGCGCTTCGTTCTTGGGGACCGCCACGCGCTTGCCGACGCCGATTTTGTCGATGTCCAGCGACTCGTTGCGGAACCGGACGACGCGAGCGTTGTCCGTCAGCACCGTCTCATCGATCACGAAATCGATGAAGCGGTCGGACTGCGCGTTGTTCAGCTTGCCGTTCGTTGCCAGGTCATCGGCGACAATGGTAGCCTTCCTGACCAACTCTTCATTTGAGATGCCGCTCATGTTTTTCTCCCTAAAATCAGCTTACTTGCTGGTCAGAATCCTTGGAACCTTTGAGCGTCGCCCCTAAAGGACGCTGCCCCAACTCACGCCGCCGTTCTTGGTCACGGTCGAGTCCGTGTCGTCGCCGTCGCCTGCCTTGGGCGCGGGACGCGCGCCCTCGATGCCGTCGAGACGCTTGGTGACGTCCTCCAGCGCGGCGGTCAGCTTGGCATCGCGCTTTGCGACGGCCGCCGTGAGTTCCGCCTGGGCCTCCAGGAGCTTGGACACGTCCACGTTGCCGGGGCCGGTGAGGGCGGCGGCGGTCGTGTTGGGGTTGGGGTGCTGCGAGACCTGCGGCACGTGCGACTTCGGGTTTCCGCCGGTGCCGATCACCTCCATCTGGAGCTTCGTCAGGACCTCGATGGCCTCGTTGAGCTTCTTGATGCGGGCCGGGGTCATGCCCTTGGCCTTCTGGATGGTGTCCAGGGTCGCGCTGACCATGTCGTCCACGGTCGGGGCGGGCGCGGCGGGCGGGGCATCGGCATCCACGGACTTCTTCACGGGGAAGCGCTTGTCCATCGCCTTGTCGAGCGCCTTGCCCTTCAGGCCCTGCTTCTCCAGCTGGGCCTTGAACGCGGTCTTGGCCGCGGCGTCCGCCGCCTTGAGCACATCCTCCGTCGCATCGTCGCCCTCGTCATCGGCGTCGGTGGCCTCCGGCTCGGCGGGGGCCGGCGCTGGGGCGGTCACGCCCGCTGCCTTGGCGATGCCGTCCACGATGGTCGTCACCTTTGCCATCGCGGCATCGACAGCGGCGTTTTCGGCGGCTGCGACGTCCACGGCGACCTTGGCCACGTCGGCGGTCTGTGTGCTCTGATCGGTGTTCTCTGATGCCATGGCGTCTGCCTCCAGTTTTCTCTTTGCGACGATGAAATCTACTTCATTGGCCGGGGTGTCTACAACGGACACTTCTTTGACGGCGAGGTCTAAAAATCTCTGTTTTGGTGTGCGGGGCAAAACTTATCTCGCTTTACAGCCCGGGGGAGAGCTTCTGAACTTTGGCTTTTCCACCAATGGAAAAACCCGCCAGCTCGCCGTCCTTGATTTGCTTCCAGATGGCTACGTCGTTGATACGAACCACCATGATCCATGATCCCTTCTTGACCGACTTGTTGGCGATGACCATGTCGGAAGGGGCGATGAAAGACTGGCGCAGCTCGAAATCCTTGTTGAAGGACTTGTGCATGAAGCCGAGCTTGGTTGTCTTGTTGAAGCCAGAGAGGAAATCGCCAGCGGCGTTCTCGATGACGGACTCGCTGATGATGTCCTCTTGGGCGTCGGTAATCTCCGGGCGGAGTACGACGCCTGTGACCTCGCGCTTGTCGTCCGTTGAGAGCTTCAGGACGGGGAT